GATGATAACCAACCAGTTCACCACTCAGCCATTCACACCCCGTCAGTGGGAAAAGACCGTGGACGGGTTCCTCCGGGTCAAGTCTCGCGTGTTGGCTGAGCGGGTGATGCCTTACGTCCCCCAGGACCTTTCCCAACTTCCGGAAGACTTGCAAACCACCCCCGTTATTAACATGTTTGTCGACCGCGCAAGCATGTCCACGGGGGAAGCGTTCCGGTCCCTGGAAGCTGCGCAGGTCACCGCCCCTGAGCACATTTGGGTTACGCCTGAAAATGACGGGGTGTCAAAAGGGAACGCAGTAGGCACCCCCTGCATGGAAGGCCCTTATCTTACTGTCGACCTGCTTGTCACCGACCCCACCACCATCCAAGACATCGAGGAAGGCCGGATCGGGGAAATCAGCGCAGGGTACCATGCCGACACGATCTTTGAGTCAGGGGAATTCGAAGGCACCCCATACCACGCCAAACAGACCCAGCTTCGTTTCAACCACATCGCCATCATCCCTTATGGCACAGGACGGGCCGGGTCCGACGTCCGTATAATTAACCAGCAACCCCAAAACCTACAAGAAGGAGAAACCAACATGGCCGACCAGAAGATCGTGCGTGTCCAACTCCGCAACACGAAGCGTTTCGTGAATGTGGATGAGGATGGCGCAGCCGCTCTGGCAGCGGAAGACACTGCTGCCGCCGAAACCACCCAGCTCAATGGCAAGAAGCTGGAAGACCTCATGCAGGAAGCCGAAGAAGCTCGTGCCGCCGCCGATTCCGCCAATGCCCAGTTGGAAGAGTTGCGTGGGGAGCTTTCGGTGTACAAGGAAAAGCTCGATGAGCTCCTCTCCACCGAAGCCATCGAGCACGCTGCTGAGCAGATGATCGAAGAAACGGGCGAAGCCGAAGCCATCATCGAAAACGCCTTCTCGGACGACGCCGACGACCAGAAGAAGAAGGAAGAAGTCATGAACTCCATCAAAGGGGTTTACGGCTCCAAGCTTCACAACAGCGTCCTGAGCGGCATCGGCGTCAAGGTCGAGAATATGTCGCCTGAAGCTCTGCGCGGCGCATTCAAGGCCCAGGCCCAGATCGCCAACCAGACCAAGGGCCGCAAGGTTGTTGTCGGCACTAAGCTGATGAACGGCGCTGCCGTGGCTGCTGCCTCGGTTCCGGCGCAGCGCACCGCCCGTGAGCGTCTCGGCCTCAAGTAATCCACACTTTCCAAAGGAGATAAGTCATGCCGTTTTCGACCGGGTACCGTGGCACCGTGGGTGGTGCCGTTCAAACCAGCTACACCGATCAGCCGGGGATTGCTGTTCCTGGCATGCTGGCCTTCGCCAGTGACCTGAATTTCTGCGACGCTTACGTGGTAGGCGAGGCCGACGGCATTGCTGCCGGCAAGGGTGTCAAAGTTGCTGCTATCACCGATAGCATCAGCGGCCAGATTCCCAACCAGTCCATTGAGCTCCCCGAGTCCGGGGATACCAACGCCGTTTTCGCTGGCATCATGGTCTATGATGACTCGATGCAGAGCGATGCGGATGGCGTGCCAGGATGGGCACAGGGCCGCATGGCTCGTGTCCTGCGCCCCGGCCGCGCCGGTGGCCGAGTGTTCGTCAAGGCGGTGGAAGCCGTCAACCACACTTCGGCTTCTGTCAACTTGGTCATCGTGGCCGGCAGCGACGGGCTTTACGAGGCAGGTGAGTTCGCCCCTGCCGCGTTGGCGGGCTCCGCTGCCGCAGGCTACTCGGTGTCCCTGTCTGCCAGCGCCCGCTGGGTCTCGAGTGCCGCTGCTGGCTCCGTTGCCTGCATCGAACTTTTCTAACCCTGAATCATAAGGAGGTATAACAATGCCGTACGGATTTACCAGAGGCGGTTCGGGGCAGATTACTGCAGCCGAGCTCGTAAATGGGGTCTTCGATCAGATCGAGGCGGGCTTCTATGATGCCCTTTACCCCGAAATCCTGTGGCGGGATGTTCTCCCCGCCGATTCCATCAAGACGGACATCAACCCCGGCGCGATGAACTACGTCTATCGGTCCCGTGACAAAAAGGGCCAGGGCCAGTTCGTTCAGGGCGATGCCAAAAACATCCCGCGCGTCGGCCAAGTCGTCGGCCAGGTCACCGTGCCCATCCTGGATGCTGCCGTTGGCGCCAGCCTGACCGATGCCGAAGCCCGTCGCCACCAGTTCGGGTACCAGTCGGCGCTCGCCCAGGATTACGGCGAGGTGATGAAGCAGGCCGGTGAGTACCACATCGAGCGCACCTTCTTCTTCGGCAACGATGCGGTCAACTTCGCTCCGTTCCTGGATTATCCCACCGTCGACAAAATCCCGACTGACGCCTGGGTTGGCGCTGGCCCGGAAGAGTGGGTCGCCTCGATCAATGACGCCCTGACCGCCGTCTGGACCAACAGCAAGACCATCCACCTGCCGGACACCGTGTTCTTGTCCCCGACCAAGTTCTCCATGTTGACTGGCGCCTACGTGATCGGGGCCGGTGCCGTGGGCGTAGCTGTTTCCGCCCTGGAGTATCTGAAGAACAACAACATCTATACCGCCCAGACCGGCAAGCCCCTGACCATCCGGGCTCTGCGGTACCTTGAGGGTGCGGGTGTTGCTGGCGTCGACCGCTGCATTATCATGGAGTGGAATGCTCGGAACTTCGTGCTTCCCTTCCCGTTGGCCTACCAGCTGGCCCAGCCGGTTCCGATCCCGCTCGGCGTGGACATGTTTGCTGAGTACATCTTTGGCTCGTTTAACGTCCGGTATCCGATGGCGATGGCCTACATGGATATCGCTGACCCCGCGTAATCGGGGACAATAAAGGAGAGCAGTAATGGCCCGTAAAAAACTGGAAGAGAATTTGGTTGCAACTCCTTCCCCGCAAGGGGAGGGGGATGTCCTGGTTGCCAATCAGCACACTGGTGGCATCGTGTTCCCCCGCAAGAGCAAAGAGGGTCTTTACGCCCCTCCTCTGCGTCTCGCTCCTGGCACGGTCACCGCCATTCCCCACGAATTGTGGGAAAAGTACAAAAAGATGCCCCTCGTCCAGGCCTATCTGGACAAGCGTCTTCTGGTGCAGGTCAAGCGGGCCGGGGCGGTTCCGATGCTTGACGCCGCCACCTCCGATCTGCCGATCCCGGAAAACCTCCTGACGGATGCGGACAAAGGGGTCGCCAAAGCATCGGTCAAGCGGGAAACCTTGTCCGAGGCCACCATCAGCGAGTAAGACCACCGAAGTCAATATGATCGCATCCACTTCCACGCAGGCTTTCGTGGCCTCTGCGGGCAGTATGAAAGGAGGCCCGGTCACTGCTCCCCTGCAGCTTAACGGGTCAACTACTGCTGTGGGCGCTTTTCTCAACGTCGTGACAGCCACAGACCCTGGGGCCGATTCCGTCCTCACTTGTTCTGGCCCCATTACGTTGACCTGGATTCACCACGGGGACATTTAATTTGCTCGCGTGTTGAATGTACGTGCCGACCTCTCTCCCGGCACGTACTTTGAGCACACGGACTAGAGGAGCCCATAAAGATGCAAGCCCCATTGACCTACTCTGAATTTGTGGAAGCGTTTCCTGCATTCCTCACATCTCCTTCGGGACAGGTGAGCATGCAACTGAGCTTGTCTTCCCGGCTGCTCGATCCACTCGTTTGGGGGGATTTCTATCGGGATGCAATGGGATATGACGCCGCCCACAACCTCACCCTGGCCTTGCTGATGTCCCAGGACGCCCAAAGCGCACAACAGGCGGCGGCAGGGCCGGTGAGCAGCGTGTCAGCAGCGGGAGTTTCCATTTCATTCGAGGGGAGCAGCACGCAGGGGGGAACGAAACAGACGCATGGTACCGCAAGACGGGGTATGGGCAGATGTTCCTCAGGCTGCGTAATGCAGTAATTCCAGCAGGGATGATGGCGTGAGCAAAGCGGTCCGCAGGAAAAACCCGGACGCACTCAAGGAAATGTTGTCCCGGTTTGAAAAGGCCGCTTCCCGTGAGATTGCCGTTGGGTTCCCCTCTGGGCGCACAGAAGCCTACCCTGATGGCACCTCGGTGGTGGATGTGGCAGCAAGGCACGTGTTCGGCGTAGGAGTTCCCCGGCGTGATTTCATGGCCGACTCCCGCCCTGGCTTACGCAAGGTGGAGCAGAAGTTTCTCCCGGAAATGATCAAGTTGTCGGGCACGGGTTTGGGGGACGCTGAGAAACTGGGAGCCCTGCAAGAAGCAGCAGGGCAGGCAGCCCAGGAAGAAATCAGGAAGACCATAATTGATTTCAACGACCCCCCAAACAGCCCTGCCACCATCGCTGCTAAAGGGTTCAACAACCCCCTGGTTGAAACCAGCCACATGAAGGACGCAGTCACTTACGTCATCCGCAAACGCAGTAGGAAAGGGTAGGCATGTTCCCCATTAGTCAACTCATCCAACAAGCCTTGCGGTACTTCCTCATTGGAGTTGAAGTGAGTGACGCCACTTGGTCGACAGTGGATGGCCAGGATGAGCAGGCGAGAACAACCCGCACCATCCAAGCAGCGGTGGACCCAAGCGGTGGCAGACGGTTAGAGGTGCAGTTCGGGGGACACATAAGCGAGGGAGACATTGCAGTCATTCCCATTTCCGCTGAACTCTATGTGGATGACCAATACGCGACAGGTTCCCGCTCCCCACAGAGTTTCGTCTTTTACGAGGGGTTTGAATACCGGGTGGTAGAAGTTCAGCCATGGCGCCCCCAAGTTAACTTGCAAGTTTACCGGGCCACCCGCCACGCCAGACAGGGGCAAGCAGCATGAGTCGCCAGACAAGTTTTGACGAGCTCTACACCGTCCTAGGGGGGCTGGTAGGTCGGGCAACAGGGAGGCGCTGGTGGCGCAGGACAGGCATGCAGGCGCAGCCTACCGGGACTTACGCTTTGGTAAACTTATCCGCTATGCGGGGGAATGCACAACAGATTGTTTCCTCCGTCGAACTGGACGAGCCTCGGGAGACCGGCGAGGTATTCACCCAAATCCCCTGGAATAGCGGCGAGATTGACGTTGTGCTGGAGTTTTATCGCAGCACCCCAGGTGACACCGCCCTCCAAGCAGCTACACGGGTGACACAGGCATTACGGCTGGAAGAACGCTTTTGGGACCTGTGGGAGATTTGTGGGCTTGCAGGGGGTGTGGAACTGGTGGACGTTGCTGCTATTTTCCGTGGCACTATTGAGCCTCGAGTAGAAGTCCGGTTCAGTATCGTAGCCAACGTAGCAGAGCCCCTTCCGCTGCAGGACGCAGACATTTTCGACATTGACACACAGCGGGTGGACGTGCTGCATTACAGGCAGGGGGAGAACACCCCCGATGAAATAGTTGTTGAGATTGAGAACACTGAGAACTAACCCTTTGCTAAAGGAGATATGCTGATGCCGTACGTTGTTGCCGACCGCTCCCTCCCCAGAAGTCTGGACGTTCAGATTTCGCTCTCGAGGCCCCAAACCGAAACCCGGACCCTCCTGAACATCATGTGCGTAGCGTGTGAGGACCTGGGCTTCCTGCCGGATGCCAGTCGCGTTCGTTTCTACTCCACCATTGAAGCGGTGGAAGAGGATTTCGCCCCTGGCACCGAAGCCCACTTCGCTGCTTCCGCCTTCTTCGCACAAACCCCCCGCGCTACTACGATGGCAATCGGCGAGGTGTTCCTGGATGCTCAGCCAGGGCAGTTGGTTATGGGAAGTCTTGGGGCGTCCGACATCGCCACCCTGGAGCTTATCGTGGACGGCAACCTGGAGCTCACCATCGGTGGTACGGGCTACGACGTCAACGGCATCACCTTTGATGGTGTCAGCACCCTGGCCGGAATTGCCTCGGCCATCCAGACGGCGATTACCACGGCAGCCGCTCCCGCCACCTGCGCGGTGCGGACCTTCCCCGGCGGAGACCAGCGGGTGGTCATCACCTCCACCGCAACTGGCGATGCTGCAACGATGGCATTCCCCATCACCACCGGGACCGGCACCTTCCTGGGCACTGCGCTCAAAGCCACGGAAGCCCTGGGTGGTAAGGCCCTGAACGGCTACACCCCTGCCGGCATCGCGGACGAGCTCTCCAGCATCCTGAACGCTGCCAACATGGCCGGGAAGTTCCTCTATGGCTGGTGCCTGGGAGCAAGCCTGCGCGATGCCAGCATTCAGGAAGACGCTGCTGCCTGGGCATTGGCTCGCACCGCCATCATGCCACTGGTCACGAATGATGCCCTGGCCCTGGATTCCACCTACGATGAAGACCTCGCCTCGGTGGTATACGCCACAGGCAATCGCCGCGCCGTCCTACTCTACCATGACAACCCGCAGCGGTATCCGGACGTCTCCATCCTGGCTTACATGCTGCACGTCAACTATCAGCTGATCAACTCCACCGTCACCGCCAAGTTCAAAGAGCTCCCCGGTGTTGAAACGGTGCAGCTCACCGAGACGGAGTGGTCCATCCTCCAGGAAAAAGGTTACAACACCTACACGGCAGTCGGCAACGATTCCCGCACCTACCGGGATGGCACCACCGGCGCACCCAGCTGGTACATGGACACGGTCATCAACCTGGACAACTTCGTGGAAGACCTCAGCGTGGCCGTGTACAACGTCTTCCTCCGCAACAAGAAGGTCCCTTACACCCGCCTGGGCCAGATGCTTTTGGTGGATGCCTGCCGGGACGTTGGCGCCCAGTACACCTACAACGGTACCTTCGCTGATCGGGAAATTCCTGACGCCAAGAGCAAGTCGGGCGTCGCCATCCTTCCGGCGGTAGGTATTTTCCCGACCCCCATCAGCCAGATGAGCGTGGCAGACCGCGCCTCCCGTATCGGACCTCCGATTCAGCTCACGGTGCAGGAAGCTGGGGCGATTCATTCGGTGGCCATTAACGTCGATGTAGTGAGCTAA